TTACGATGAAGGTGGTGTGGTGCAATCAGGCGAAAACCAAAAGTCATCAGCAGCAGCGGTCCATTCATTACTACATACACCCATTTGTTGTCCTTCTACATCCGCACAGGCATCATGATTCAAACAGTCTTGTGTATATTGTCCATCGCCAAACATTGGACAACCAGCTCCACATCGTCCTGCGCAGAAGCCATGCCCACCAACTTTATAGTACTTGGTTTTAATTCCAGTTTTAGTAACATCACAAATAGCCTTTTTTTGGCGTCCCATAGAAGAGCATATATTTTGCCAGCCTTGTAAAGAAATACTGCTATAGTCATCCCTTTGGATAATTTGATGAATTGGGGTACCAATAGGATAAGCTGAAAGGAACTCAAAGAATTTTAAGAACGTTTTGTTTGTATCTGTCTTTATAAAGTCAGTTCACTTTTCTTTTAGGCGCGCATTTATTGTTTTTATATATAGAATAATTGAAGCGACTCCTGCTGTTGGTAGTGTTAGTAATATTGCCCAACCTGCAACATAAAGCACTGCTAATATGTTTCCTATATCAATACCAAACATTATGCAGTTAGTCGGGCCGGCTTCTCGAACGACACAATTAAGTGTCTTTGAAAGTAGCTCAGCTGCAATTAAAGCTAAAATGGGTGCAATGGCAATTGCGCCAAAAAAAATAGCCAAACTCAAACGATTTTTAGATTTTAACGTATTCATACAAAGATCCTTTTTGATATACCCAAACTACCTGAAAATGCTTGTTTCATCGAATTACTGGGGGAGGCAGTGCAAGGTGTGACAATGCAGGAATGTAGCTACCTCTCAAATTGTCACAACACAGCAGTGTACCCCCTATGACGCGTCTGGGGGTAAGGTTAAAACGCATTTATCCAGCTTTATTGATTTTGATAAGGGAATGGCCATTATTAAAATCAATGCCTTGTCTAAATGCGTTTTACTTCTTGCTGAACTCGCGCATATTCAGGTAGTTTGGGTATAAATAGTCATCGGTTGTGATACTTCACTCAACCAATAGGGAAAAGTTTATATTTCCTCTCAAACATGTTTGCGCTTACTAAATAACTCTACCACTAGAGGTTAAGAAAATATTTTTTATTTTTTAAGGCCAGTTGACCTTTGTGGTTTAAATGAACCCAAGGGTAACGTTTGTTTGAAATGTATACTGCGCTATTGCACGTTCATACAGCAAGCGACACTTGATGTGACCTGCTTAAACTCCAAACAAATTACTTAACGTTCCCTTATAGAACTGGTTATTTCAGTGTTTATTTTTGTATAAAACAGAGAGGTTTTGCAGCGATTTTAGCGGCAGATTTGCGGCGCCTTTTTATTATTAGTCTAGTTTTAGCTTGGGTTTTGAAAAGTCTTTAAAGCAGGGTATTAATGAGGTTTTAGGTGAACTCCAGAATGCGGCAGCGAGTGTCAGCCCTTGAACCCTAAGGAAAAGGGCTTGCGTTGATTTGTAAGGGTTTTTCGGGTTTGCGTCACTTTTGCACCGCCTTTTTGCTAAAGATGCTGTCTTTGCCTGCGTAATCTTTAATAAATGAGCCGTAATGATTATAGAGCATTTGCGGTGATGAGTGGCCGAGTGTTTCGGCCAGTTGCCATAGGTTGGTGCCTTGGCTGATTTGGATTGTCGCAAATGTATGGCGCAGGTGATATGCATAACGATAACGCACAGCGGCATCATCGCAAAGTCGCACGAACCAGCGGCGGATTGAGTAGCTATCAAATTGCATTTTACTGACAGCTCGGTCGTTTTGGAAAACAAACTCACCTTTTATCGCTGTGATCAAACGCTGCTTTTCAAATAGCTCGATTGTTTCATCGTCTAAATCAATTTCGCGGGATCCTGCTGCGGTTTTTGTTGTGCCGGTTAGGGCCACCATCGAAACGTAGTTTTCGCGTATTTTTATATACCCACGTTTGATGTTCACGTTTTCCCATTTTAACGCGCAAATCTCGCCTGTTCTTAAGCCTGTTTTGCACCATATTTGTAACATGAGCTTTTCTTGGTCTGTTCTACATGCATTTAAGAGTGCGTTTAATTCGGCTTTATTAAATGGATCGATGCTTGTGTCGTCATCGTCAATCGTTCGTTTTGGCTTGCTGACGTAGTTTGCCAGCGGAAAACCAATGATTGGGTTTGTTGGTATTGCGCCATCCATTGCGGCTTCATCGAGCGCACCTTTTAATACTTTAAAGCAGTTGCGTATTGTGGTGTATGAATGGCCGTCTTTGTCCATTGCAATCGCAACATCGCGAATACTTGCTAGCGTTATAGCTGCTGGTTTTAGTTTGCCAACCCATCCACTTATTTGGCGTTTGCGGCTTTCGTAGGTCACTAGCGTCGAGGGTTTTACACCTCTGCGCTCAGCATGGTTGATGTATTTATCGAGGTATTTTGATAGTGTGTCTGTGGTTTTTTTTGCGCCAAATAGTTCGAGTTTGCTACTGTTTGGAAAGTAGTCTGCGTAAACAAAGGTGTTATTTTCGATTTTATTGAGGATTTCAGCGCGTAGACGCTCAGCATATTTAATGTTTGAGTCGTCTACGAGTCGGTTCGAAAGTGGCTCAGGGCACTTGATGCCCTGGTATGTGAAGGTGATAATTAATGTACTGGCACCACTGCGGTGTGTTTTGATTCTTACGCCGCGTGGCAGCTTTTTCCTTGTTTTCTCACCCATGCGTCTACTGCCCTCAAATCGATAAATTCACCCGCGCCATCCACTTTTAGCACATGCACACCCATTTGCCAAACGCCCGTTGACAGACGCTTTCGGATCGCTTCGGCAGTTGTTTGGTAGTGCTCACAATACACCCGCTTGGGTAGCGTCTCGGATTTTGGCAGCGATTCTACACGAGTGCGCACTAAATTATCTAGGATTTCGTTTAAAAGCGGTGTTGATATATTTAAAGCGTCCATTTTCATCTCACTCTAATTTTTTGCTGTTCGGGTTCTTGCTTAGCTGGTTTGGCGCTTTTGGTGAGTGCAAACCAGCTTTTGTATCTGCGTTTTACCTTTGGTTTCATGTGGTTTTCGAAGCCTTTCTAAAATTAGCTAAAACATCTTGATAAGCGGCTGCATGAGACAAATACCATTCAAACATTATGTGCTGTTCGTTCTTGTCTAGTTCCATACGCACTCTGGCCTTTTGAAATTCAGCAAGTCGCATTTTTAAATATTGCTCAAATGAAGCTAAGTCAGTAACACCTGCATGTGCCAAGAACTCACTCATTGGCGAGCCTTCATTTATCATTTTGCTAAGCGGTATCATGCCAGCTTCTATCATTTGCTTATCAACATCGGTTAAATCAGGCACTTCAATTTTAACTTGCTCGGCCAGCGCCTCTTTAACTGCCGTTATAATGCGGTCTAAATAAGCCGCTTCTGAGGTGTAGCGCTCAGGTATGCTTAAATAACTTAAGTGGTTTTCAGCAAAGCCATCGAAATCTTCTTTGTAATGTGAACAAAAGGGGTTTGTCCAGTCTGCGTAAGTATGTTCTGGCACACAGCTTTGCCAATCTGTGAAGTCATAAAGCTCACGCGCAAATTCGGCCTCAATTGAGCCACCTCTGCGTTCTTTTAATACGTAATCTTTAACGGACTTTTCAATGTAGTCGTAATTAGGTTCGGTTTGAGGATTATTACCAGACCACAAGCAATTGAGTAAGTAACTGTTATTAGCATCTAAAAAGAATTCAGCAACCGTCCTGCCACTCATACCGCCCCAGTAGGCTGTCCACGCCTGACCGTAGCATTTAATGGTTATTTCACCTTTACCAGCCTCATAATCGTCAATAATCACAGTGATTGGATCTAGGTTTTTAGCGTCCGTGATAAGTATTTTATTAATAGTTGAGTGAGCTATGTTCATTGTCGAACTCCAAAAATAGGTAAGTGCTTTACTGCATTAATTAGCTTTTCAGCTTCTTCATTTGAGTAGCCCCAAATGTTTGATTGGCCGTCTAATCGTTTGGTGCAAATATGGTTAATCGAAATTCGATTGCCTCTGACTATGTAATTTCGAAATTGCTCTACTAAATTACGAAGCGTTCCGCCGTGCGAAAAGCCTTTCCAACTGCCGTGGTAGTGTGTGTAAATTCGATCTCCTTTCCATGAATCAACAAACCAAACCTTTCCACGACTATCGCGCTCCACAAATGAAACGCGACCATCACATCTAAAGAACTTTCTACCATGAGCAGCTATTTGATTGATAAGCTCGTTGACAATATCAAGGCGTTGTTCGGCCTCTATGTCAATTGCTTGCCATTCGCAATTGATGCAGAGCACGATGTCGTTGTCTTGGTCGTAGATTTCGCCATTTTTAACGGTGACAATATCGAACTCGGTTTCGTCTTTGGCGCGTACTTTGTATGTGCCGCTGGCTTTTGGACCAGTGGAGTAGAGTTGCCATTCGCCTTTAAATTGACGGTATTGTTTAACCGCAAAATGCACAGCATGAATGCACCATAAATAGTGATAGGTCGGTACGTCAGCATTAAAATCACACCAAAAATCTTCGAATAGTTTGCAGTTAGGAATGACGCTACTTGAAAAGCTTTCAATAGCGCTCACGCATCGGTACTCGTCTAGTTCGGCTGAATCAAAATAGTCTGTAACTTCTTCACGGAAAGCCGCTTCAAACTCTTCTAAAGAGCTGTATTCTTCTGTGACTTCATCACCTTCATACCAATCACTTATGTCAGCGCAAAAGCCTTCAATTCTTTCTGCTATTTCATTTCTGAGTGCTTTAGATGAAAACTCTTTGGACTTGCCAGCAAGCAGGTGCTTTGATGAGAAGCTTAAAAAGTCGCTTTTCCAGATAAAGTCGTGCATATCACCAGTAACGATGACGCGATTAGGCGCAGTGATAACATCAAAGTATTGGTTGTTTGTGTGTGGCGCTTTAAAGCGCAAGTGTCGGTGTTCGCCAGTATCAAGGATTACTTTCATATGGTGTTCTGTGACATGCGCGAAAAACGTTTCGTTATTAAGTGTATTCATCATTAACATCCTTTTAAAAGTTGGTTGAGTTCGCGTTCGAGGGTGTTTTGTTCGCGCTTGAGCCTTAGTTCGTCTTTGATTTCTTCTATTTTGCGACGTACGCGGGTTTTGACTCGGTTTGTGAGTCGTTCGTTTTGCTGTTTGATGTTGAGCAAGTCGAGTTCGTGGCTGTTGTCGTAGTGTTCGTCATCAAACTTGGCGGTGTTGTTTTTTGGTGTCGCGTGGTTTGCTTGTTCTTTTTTGATCAGCTTTTGGGCTATTTTTTGCGTTTTGCTTGTGCTGCTGCGCGGTTTTGGTGTTGTGCCGGTGCGTTTACTGATGTTGCGTACACAGCCGCAGCCGATCACTTTGCCGATGTTGCTTTTTTGCACGTCGCGCACTGAGCCGCATGTGCATCTGCAGGTGTAAAATAGCTGGCCGTTTGAGGCTTTGCGGTCGGTGACGGCAACAACGGTGAGGTTGTTGTATTGGCCACCAATGATGATGTTTTGTTTTGCTGGTCTCATGCTGCTTGGTCCTTCAAGGGTGTGACTTGAACTGGTGTTAAACCTAATTCGATGCGTTGCTGGTTGTATGATTCAGCGAACTGCACGGCAAATTGGTAATCAGATTGGTTAGGCTCGTCACGGCCCATCATCCATGCTTGTTGCTGTGCAGTTTCGTTAATCATGGCGATGCCTTATTTCGCTAGTTGTTGATAAATGGCGCTGACGTATTTCGCCTGGTGAATGGCGTCGTCGAGAGCGTTGTGGGTGGTGCCTAAAAATGGCATGTGTTTTTTGGGGTCAAAGCCTTTTAGGGTTTTGCCCAGTTCAACTACGGTGCGCACGTCGCGGTCATTCCAATAAGCCCACGGTTTTGCTAATGAGGTGGCTGCGTAGGCGTTGCTTAAAATAACGTTGTCGAAGCTGGCGCCATTGCCCCACACAATGCGGTTGTTGGTTTTTTCAATCTGCGCTATCCACTCGCTAAATTCGCTGAGCGCATAGGGTAAATCGAGTGTGTCGTTGCTGGTGATTTCTGCGCGGGCGGCATCGCTTTGTTTTAGCCACCAAATAATGGTGCTGGGGTCGATGTTGCCAAATTTAGCTGCGCTTTCTAAATCAACTTTTTGATAAAAGCTTGCGCCAATAGAGCCTGTGGTTGGCTCAAAAAATACTGCACCAATGGCAACGATTGCTGCGTTACTGCCTTGGCCCATTGTTTCGAGGTCGAGCATTACGTGGTTCATGGTTGTTCCTTATGCTACTGCGTTGATTGAGGGTTGGTTTTTACAAAGGTGCTTGTGTTGGTTGTAGAGTTCTTTGTAAAAGTCTGCTTTGGCGATGTCTTGCGTCAACTCGTCTTTTTTACCTGCGCGTATGCGGTACTTGAGAATGTTGCCAAGGCAGTAGCCATGGAACTGCTCTTTTGTCATGGCACTGGCAATCACTTCGATTGATTCAACACCATCGAGTATTTGGTAATGTTTAGGGTTTTTAACCTGCTCTTGCATGGCGTTCTCCTTACATACAATTCAAAATTTGTGGGTGTTGCAGGCCAATTGGCGCGAACGGGATGTCGTCGTCATAGTCGGTTGGCTGGCCGTAGGTGTTCATTGGGTTGCCGCCTGCTTGTTGCTGAGTGTGTTGGTGCTGTACGCCTCGGCCTGTGCCTACATTGCTTGCACTGCCGTGGCTGACAACGTTGCGTTGTGTCGGTGCGTGCGATTGTGCTGCTTGCTGCTGCGGTGCAGGGGCGTAGCCACTTTGTTGTTGTGGGGCATTTTGCTGTGGTGCAGGTTGGCCGTGGAGTGGGGCTTGCTCGGATTTACTGCCAAGCATTTGCATAACACCTGTAAAGCTGTCGACCACGATTTCGGTGGTGTATTTTTCAACGCCTTGTTGATCACTCCATTTGCGGGTTTTTAGCTTGCCTTCGACATAAATTTGCGAGCCTTTACGGACGTATTCGCCAACGATTTCGGCTAATTTGCCAAAAAAGACGACGCGGTGCCATTCGGTTTTTTCGACTGCTTGACCGGTGTTTTTGTCTTTGTAGTTTTCGGACGTGGCAAGGCTAATGTTTGCGACTGCATCGCCGTTTGGCATGTAGCGCACGTCTGGGTCTTGGCCTAAGTTGCCAACTAAAATTACTTTGTTGATTCCGCGAGCCATGGTTAAGCGGCCTCCTGTTGGTTGGTGCGTTGGTAAAGGGTGAGGTTTAGCGCCTCGTCGAGTACGCGCTGTATTTTTTGCTCTGTGCTGCGCTCGGTGAGTTGGTAGCTAAAGGTTAAAACGGTTTTAACGGCCTGCACGGTGACAACTACGTTGACGCCATCGGGCAGTTCGAATAAATGGATTTGTGCCCGTTGGCCCACTTGGTTTTGGTTGCTTAACTCGCGCAAACATTCAATTGCTTGGTCGTACGGATTCAAGTTGGTGCTGCTGATGTCGCAAACAGGCGCTTGTTGGGCGCTTGTTGGCGTTAGACTTTGGTCGCATGGTGTATGCATGGCTTAGGCTCCCAAAAGAATCGTTAATGAGAGTGCAACCAAGGCGAGTGCGGCTGTTTTGCGCACTAAGCTTTTGAATTGTTTGCTTTGTTGCGCTTTTTGGGCGCGGGAGGTGTTCCCTGTAAAAATCATCACATCAATGTTGTTCATTTGAAACCTTCAAATATCTACTGTGTTGTGTCTAATATAATAGATTTTTAAGGTGTGTCAATCACAATAGATAAAAAAATCTATTGTGGTGGATTATTTTTCGGTGAGGTAATTGATTAACGCGATGATTTTTTGGTCGCTCATTGAGCTTGTTGCCGCCAGTAGTTGGCGCTGTAAGTGCGTTAAATGGGTGTTGAAAAGAGTTTGTGTTTCTATGCCGATTGATTGTGCAACAATGAAGTAGAAGCTGAGGCGCTTATCTTTACCGCTTCTTATTTCTGAAATGGTGCTTTCGCTTAAGCCTGAGATTTTGGCAGCCGCACGCCCTGAGATCCGATGCTCAATCATGTGTTTATTAATTGCCTGTGCGACATCTTTTACCATATCTCTCGTCATTTCAGCTTATTAACAACAGTGCGATTGCTTTACAACTGGTTTTGCACTGCGCGTATTTTGGCCGTTAAAAATTCTTAAATAGCAAAACCGTATGCAATTTTGTTTGCATTTGTTGCACAAATTTGGATACTGAGGTCAGCTGCGTTTACATGGAGGTGGGCAGTTGTAGAGCTTTGTAAAAAATGCTTCCCACCTAATGTAATAATCAGTAATTGACCTATCCTGTTAGATGTTATCTAATATAGTAGATTTTATTAAAGGAGTAAAATATATGTCTACAGTTTTTTGTAATAGCCAGTTTGATAAATTCAGTAACATGCCTGGTGGTGATAATGGTGATGATGATCCAATCAAAAAAATCCCCACCAAGAAGTAATGATGATGAATTGGATAAACCTCATTACATTTGATTTGTATGTGTTTTCACTCGGTTTATCTGTAGTGCTAGCGTTACTTACAAAGGATGCGCGTGCATTTTTGTTTGTGACGCTGGTGCTTTTTTTCATGCTTGTTAGTTGGTTGACTTACGGCGGAGTTAAAGCAATTGATTCAGGCGTGATGTACAGGTATCTCTATTATTGCGTGCTTGAGCTGGCGTTTTTGTATGTGGCGTTTTTGCTTTGGGATAGAGGTTGGCTCTATAATGAGCAGTTTTTCTTTGCACTTTGCATGTCAACGTTATTAGTTGTTTTTTGGACGCTTAGGTTTTTTTCACGTCATTTCATAGAGTTGGCAATTCTTGATGATGCATACCGCTTGGTAATACCAGCAATAAACGGTATGTTCGTTGTTTGTTGCTACATACCGTTATTTAAATTTGCATTAAAAAGGAAAGGGGTCGATAAATGGAGAAGTTTTTAGTTGGTGTGTTAATTATTATGGTTTTGGGTTGTATTTTTATGTTGGTTAAACACTCATATAAAAAAGCGCTTGAGCGTAATTTGATATCAGACCACACCATAGTGACTAAGCGGTACTTTGAAGCATCAAAAGAATTAAAGGGCGCTCTAATAGAATCGGGTTCTTCGACTGAACGACAGCAACGTGTTGCAAGAGCGCTACTGGTGATGTCTGAGGAATTGGACGCTATTGATGAGGCTGATTTAAAAGCTGCAGATACAAGGCAGACTGCATGATTGACTAGCAGGCTACCCCTTTGTCTGCTAGTTCTTTTGGTAGTATCTCTTACTGAAACTGGCGCTATACAAAGCCCCATCATATGGACATAAAAAAGTGATCTTTAGTTTGTTATCATGATCATTAAATGAATTTGCGTAGTTTGCGGTCCCTTTTATATGACTTAACCTATTTGCGTTTAAGCCAAACAAGGTTAATAGCTCGCGTATATTATATCTTTGACTTTGCGTGCAAGGCATTGATTTAAACTTCACTTGCGCAAATGTAACTATTTGCTCTGCATTGCTTTCAAAGCTTGTAATGTAAGATTCGTTTTCAACTTTCATAAAACCTTGATCACTCATGCTGATGCTAAATGCGTCGGCCACTGCTTGGCTTGGCATGTCAATATACCAATGAGGTTTTAATGGGTTGCCTACTGGGGAGTCACTTGCCTCACATGGCTGATCTGAATAGGTTGAAATTCCATTGATAATACAATGGTGTATCTTTGCTTGTGCTTGAATGGGCGTTATGATTAATGCGATGAAAGGTAAGAGGTTTTTAATTTTAAGATTTAGTTTCATTATTATTGTTGTAAAGGCTTTTTAGTAGTGCTCTTTCTGCTGCACTTTCACCCTCTAAAAGGTGCGCTTTTACAGTCTCCTTGATTGCGTTGTTTATCCATTCCCTGTTATCAATGTCTAACTGCTCAGATAGATTCAATACAGCATTGATTGCATAATTTAGAGCATGCTCTGGGTAGGTTGAATTGGCGCCAACTGGCCTACCTTGTTCGTCAAAACCCAGTGGGTTCAAAAGTGTCGCAGGCGCCAACGAAAAAGCCGCGCACAATGCATCAACTGTTGATATTTTAATTTCCGCTACATTAGGGTCAAATACATTTGATACCGTCGATGGATGGATTTTATAGCCTTTTTCACTTGCTTTTTTGACGATGGTATTGTTATTCCAACCCATCGCGTCCTTAACAGCCAACGCATTACGTGCAATTAAATTCTTCGTGCTCACGGTCGTTCCAATATAGTAATTTAGATAGCTATATAAATTAAATATAGCCTTTAGTTGCATATAGTAACAAAGAAAATCTAACATATTAGACTGTTTATTTATACAGTATTTTCTAATCGTGTGACTTTTAGAGTACAAAATCATTGACTAGCCATAATTCAATATCTAGTATGTTAGATGTTTTTTATCTATTATACTGGAGTTTCTAATGCTGGGAGCGCTTATACATATTGAGGCAGCCCAAGTAATTGCTGATGGCAGGGTGGATGAGCTGGCAAAAAAGTCAAACATTACTCGCTCTTGGTTTTATCAAATGGCTGAACGTAATGAGCCAAACCCTACAGCTAAAAATATCGAACGTTTTTTATTGGCTATCGATCACCCCCTTGTGGTCGAGATTAAACAACACTTATTAAGCGTTGATGTTGGTGGCGATAACGCTGGTCATATTACTAAGGATATTTGAATGGCTGATAATGCTGACCGTTCACAAATTGAAATTGAGCGTGCGCTTGAGCGTTCGCTGGCTAATTGCGCTGTTGATGATGTTGTGCCAAGCGCTGAGTGTGTTGAATGCGGTGAGGCTGTTGAAGCGGGCCGTGCAAAAGTTTTAAAAACCAATGTGTGCGCTGCGTGTGCACATAAAAAAGAGCGCCTTGCAAAGTTATTTGCAGGGCGCAGATAAAACAAAACCCGCATCAAAAGCTGTGGAAAGCAATGCGGGTTTAATTCTAACGAGGTTGATTATGACACAAGTTTTTTGTTTTTCAAATAGGGGTTGTTTATGAGTATGACCCTGATGGCCAAGGCGATGTCGATTAAGGTTGGTAACCCTACGACTAAGCTGATTTTGCTGAAGCTTGCTGACAATGCGAATGATGATGGGGTGGCGTGGCCGAGTTATCAGCATGTTGCTGATCAGTGTGAAGTGTCGCGCCGTTCTGCGATGACGCACGTTAAAAAATTACAAGAATTGGGTTTGATTACGGTTAAGGCGCGTAAGCTTTCGGCTGATGTGAACCAGAGTAATTTGTTTTTTTTGCACTTGGATTTACCCGTTAAATTACCCTCATCATCGCCCTGTGGGGGTGGTGAAAATTCTTCACTAGGGGGTGGTGAAAATATTTCACTAGGTAGTGAAGGAGGATCACTAGGTGGTGAAGCACGTTCACTAGGGGGTAGTGAAAATATTTCACCCAGAACCAGTCACTCTTTTGAACCAGTCATAGAACCTATAAAAAATAATAAAAAAAGTCAGTTTGATTTTTCGTGTTGGCCTGCGATGCCTAGTGAGCAGACGTTGCATGATTGGTTGGCAATGCGTAAGCGGATGAAGGCGAATGTTAACCAGACTGTGATTAACCGTTTTGCTGGCCAGTTGCATGTGGCGGTGGCTGCGGGTGTGAGTGTGGATGATTGTTTGGCTGAGTGTGTGGTGCGCAATTGGCGTGGGTTTGAGTTTGCGTGGATGCAAAATGCGAAGTCGGCTGGTGCTGATGCGACTGGTTGGCATAAAGATTTGGGGAGGTTTTGATGGGTCATTTACAGTCTATTCAAGCGGTTGCTGCGGGTTTTTCTGCAGGGGCTATGCCTAGCCAGTCGGTTAATGGGCGCCAAGTGCCGAGCAGTTTGCCTGATGAGGTGGCGGCGGTGCTTGATGAATTTTTTGCTGAACTTAAATCGACGTTTCCGGCTTGGCATCAGTCAGTTGCGGGTGTGGGCGAGGCGAACTGGAAGCGTACTTGGGCGAAGGGTTTGGTTGAAAATGGGGTGACGTCTGTTGCGCAGTTGCGTTTTGGGATCCGTAAGGCGATGCGCTCTAACCGTCCGTTTTTGCCGAGTATTGGTGAGTTTTGTAGTTGGTGCAAGCCTGCGTTGGCTGATTTTGGTTTGCCTGAGTTGCAGGTGGCGTTTCGCGAGGCGTGTAATCACCATCGTTTTGCTGATGATCATGTTTGGTCGCACCCTGCGGTGTTTAAGGCGATGCGCGAAACGGGCAGTTGGTCGTTTAAGACGATGGCGAGTGATGATGTGTTGACGTTGTTTGCGCGTAATTACGAGGTGGTGTGTGGCCGTGTGATGGCGGGTGAGGATTTTTCGGGGGTGATCCCCAAGGCGTTACCTGAGCAGGTGACGGTTAAGACAAGTCAGCGCCAAGGTGTGGCTAATTGCCAGGCGTTAAAGGCGAAGTTGTTTAAGCGGTTTTAATTTTTACAGTGCGACAGAGTAGGCCGCGTGGTGTATCGCGGTGTCCGTCTCAAGATGCTGGCAGGGAGCCGAGCTTGTTTAGAGGTTGATTGAGGACCACGGGAGTAATGCATCTAGCTGCGTATTTTCATGGCTGGTTGGTGGGCCAGTGCAGTGTAAGCCACCGATTATTTTTTATTTTGGTTTAGTGGGGTGGGTATGGCTTGTTTGGGTGTGAATGCGTACAGGTGTTTGGAGTATTTAATTCGGTTACAGCCGATGCGTGCTTTGGAGTATGCGAATTTGGTTGATGTGGGTGTGAATGTGGCGCGATCTCAAATGTCGAATTTGGAGCGTATTGGTTTGATTCGGCGGTTGGTTCGTAAGGGTCAGCCTATGTATGAGCTGACTGATTTGGGCCTTGATGCGTTGGCGCAAATTCGTGATGACATTGCGCTGGCGCAGGGGGTGGATATATGAAGGTTATTTGGCTGTTGGTGACTGTTTTGTTTTTTTGCGGAGCTGCTTATGCGGCTTTTTTAGGCTCTGTTTTTTGTTTTTGGGTGTTTTTGAGCCTTGGTTTGGGGGCGTTGTGGGTGGCTGATTGGTCTTATAAGTATGCTGCGGCTGCGTTGTTTTTTAAGGGTGAGCGGTTTTGAGTACGTTTTACGATCGGTTTAATGACCGCAATGTTAAGCGTTTTTTAGATAAGCAAGTGGCGCGTGATTTTAAGGATGTTCGGTATTCGAATTTGCTTTTACGTGCTCGCCAATGTCGTGATAAGGCAAGTGTGTTTTTGCGGGTGTTTGTGGGTGGTAAGGAACGTTGGCAAAAGTTGGGTAATTGGCCTGATGTGAAATGCGCTGATGTTGTGAAGGCGTTACCTGCTAAAACGTTGGCAGTGCGTGATGAGGTGGTACAGCAATTGGGCTTGTGCGAAACATTTGGTGCGGTGTTTGATCGTTATTTGATGCGACTTGACCGAGATGTGACGTTAAGTGATAAGCGCCGTGAGGGTTTGCGGTCGATTATTAAGTGCCAGTTGGCGCCACGTTTGGCTGATGTGCGGTTGGCTGGCTTGAGTGCTGGTGAGTTTGATTCTGTTTTTGTGTTGCCGTTGATTAATGCGGTGTCTGCTGCGTATGTGCATACGGTGTGGGCTGCGCTTAAGTCTGTTATGGGTCGGGCTTTAAAGTTGGGCTGGGTTGATGTTGATCCGCTGTCGGGTTGGTCTTTGTCGGATTTTGCGGTTGTTGGGTTGACGCATAAACCTTGTGCGATGACTGAAAGCCGGTTGCTTGGTGTGTTTAGTCAGTTAGGTGCTTTTGGTGTGCAAACGCTGATGCTGTTTAGTTTGATGTTGCTGTTTGGTTTGCGCATTGGTGAAACACGCCAGTTGAAGTGGTCGATGGTTGGCGATGATTTTATTGATTTACCTGGTGCGATTACTAAAACGGGTGAGCCGCTTAGGTTGCCGCTAAGTGTTGAGGTTCGGGCGTTGTTTTTGGCTTATCGCGATTATGCGAAAGGTGCTTTTTTGTTTGGTGCGGGTAATGGCCGTGCGTTGAGTGCCCAAGATGCGAGCCGTTTGATACGTGATTTGAGTGGGGGTGAGTGGTCGGCTCATGATTTACGTAAATTTGCGCGTTCGATGTGGCTTGATAGGGGTGGAGATTACTTTGTGTGTGAGCTTTTGTTGAACCATAAGCTAAAAAAGCTAGATAAAACATACATTCACGCGCATGCGGAAAAGCAGAAGGGTGCGGTTTTGAGTGATTATCATGGGTATGTGTTTGGGTTGGGTTTGAGTGGGGTGCTGACCGAGACATTACCGAGATATTATTTTTTGCTGCTGAAGTTGAAAGCGGCTTAGTGTGTGGGGTTGGGAGTGAGTAAGATGATCCACAATACAGAAGGAGCCAAAAGGACAAAAAGCGCGGGTGATGTGCTGCGTGAGTTGCGTTTGGCTCGCCAGTATTCTCAAGAGAAAGTTGCTTTGGTTTATGGGGTGACTGAGCGAACTTTGCGCAATTGGGAAAAGTGTAAGACGGCTGTGAGTGTGGATGATTTTTTAGGGCTTGTTAGTTTTTACAAGGTGGATGCGACAACTGCATGGGAGCTATTTAATAATGAACAATAGAAAAATAGTGGTGATGCTGTTGAAGAAGTGGGGCCGTTACCAGGCAAGGCAAGAGTTGGGTGATGGCTATGCGAGTAAGTCGCCTACTGAAAAAATACGTGAATTTTGTGAGTTGGGGGTGCATGGGTCGAGCTTTGCCGCTGAAGAACGCAACGTGCCTGAGTATTTAGAGTTGATTGATGGCCGCATTGCCCAGTTGCCTAAAAATTATATGACTGCGATTCGGGTGCGGTTTGTTTTGCAGGTTGAGCGCGGGGCTTTGCGTTCGTATGGATTTAGCAGTGTTACGGCGTTTGAGATTTGTTTAGAGAAGGCGATTAATGCGCTGTTGGGGTAGGTTTGGCTGGCTTGGTTGGTAAATTCATTGCGCTTAAGTATATACTTTACTACAATGCTATTGCGTTTAATAAGTGATGTTTTGCGTTTAACCAAACTCATTTGTAAACGTTTCATGCTATTAAGGCATGAAAAAAGCGGCCATTGGCCGCTTTGATTTCAGTTAGCTTGGTAAATTATTCAAGAGGTCTTCAACCAATTGATAACCCTTCTTTGCTAATTGGAATATTAGTTCAACTTTAAATTTAATTTTAAGTTGATCTAACAGTGTAGAGCTGTTGTTAGTAATGTTGTCTTGTTTGGTAGACTCTGCAACATTACTAACGTTTCTTTTGCTCTTACGAGCGTTTTTCTTGTTTGATGGCATATTTGCCCCTATGTAAAATTGGCTTTCGCCGTGCTTTAAAAATTGTCTGGTCGTGTAAAGTGACTGACATGAGACTCTCCTTTTTTGGTTGTATTAACCATACAAAGCGGGTTGGTTTTGGCGGTATTGCCTTGTATTGCTTTGTTACCCGTTATCATATCACTTAACATTTCCCTTTGCAGGGGTAAGAGCTTTTCTTATATTTGAAGCGCTGATTGGTTTCGTGTAACAAAAGATAACGCTCTTATTTTAATAATTTATCTTTTTTATCTTTTTTTCAAACCGGAAAGAAACCGCCCTATTTTTTACCCTTAAAAACGGTATGATTTGTCTATGCTGGTGATTCCCAACCTTGCAGAGTTTGCCCTTATCTTGCTTACCTTGAACGGTAGTTAAAGCCCAACTTCAACCGAGTTGGGCTTTTTTTATGGCTGTTTTTTGGTGGCTTGGGTGAACGTTCAGATGTGGCCCCGTGATTGGGAAGGGGTGTTGGTGTGGCGAGCCATTTGCACTTAACTATTAGCCGTTCTCTTACTTCTAAAGGTTTTATATGGACAATCAACATAAGAAAATTAAAGGCTACAGAGATTTAAGCCAAGCTGAGATTGATTTGATGAATGATGTAAAGGCGCTTTCGGTTCAGGTTGGTGAGCTTGTTAATAAACTTGAAGGCACTGATGGTTTGGATAAGCGGTGGTTGTCTATCGGTAAAACTGATCTGCAAAAAGGCTTTATGTCTGTAGTCAGATCTATTGCGCAACCTTCAACTTTTTAAGGACCTTTATATGCTTAAACCTTTTTTGGCGGTGTTGGCGCTGTTGATGTTGTTGGTGCTAAGTGCGGTGGTTGTGCCCAGTGTGGTGCAGCCAGTGATGGTGATTAGTTTTTGTTTTAGTTTGCTGAAGGCGTTGACGGTTGTTGCGGTGGCGCGGTTTGCGCTGGCGTATTTGGATGCGCGGGCGGGTGTTGATGTGAATTGGTGGCTTAAGAACAAGGCGGGTAGCAATGATAAGGCTGTGTATTTTAGTGTGCGGTTTGCTGCTGTGTTTGTCGTGTTTGGCTTCGTCATGGCCTGATAAGTTTGATGCGCAGATTTACAAGGCGAGCCGCAGTTATTTACCGGGGGTTGATTGGCGTTTGTATAAAGCGCAGTTGATTGCTGAGAGTGGCTTGCGGGTTGATGTGGTGTCGCCTGTTGGGGCTTCGGGTATTGCGCAATTTATGCCGGGGACGTGGGCTGATGTGAGCCGAGACCTTGCGTTAAGTGGTTCTCCCTTTGATCCGCAGGTTGCGATTCCTGCGGGTGCTTTTTATATGGCGAAATTGCGGGGCGGTTGGCGTTGGCGGCGGCCAGAACGTGACAAGCATAATTTGGCTTTGGCGAGTTATAACGCGGGTTTTGGCCATGTATTGGCTGCGCAGCGGTTATGCGGTGATGCGGTGTTGTATGCGGATATAGTGCGGTGCTTGCCTAATGTGACTGGGCGACATGCTGATGAGACGCGCAATTATGTTGGCCGAATTAATAGTTTGTTTTTGGTGCTAGTGCGTTAATGCGTTAGTGCATAAATAAGGAGGTTAGATGTTTGGTATTAAACGAGTGGCAATAGCGGCTGTTGTGGGCCTTGCGGTGGCTGGCGGTTTTGCGGTGAGTTCGGCTTATGCGAGTAAAGCAAAAGAAGTGCATGAGTTGACTGCGGCGCTGGATGCGAAGGCGGTGCAAGTTGAGCGTTTGGTGCTGCAGCTTGAAGAGCAAGAGGCGGTGGTTGATGGGTTGCTTGCGAATGCGCGGGCGACTGAGCGGATTACTGCTGTGCACTTTGAAGATGTGAAGCGTGAGCTAGTTGGTGTGGCCAAGGTTGAGACTGAGTTAATTGAGGTGATGGCGAATGATGATGCGATTAAAGATTGGGCTGCTGTGTTGTTGCCTGGTGATGTTAAGCGGGTGTTTGATGACTCAACCCGAGCCGCAAATTGTGACGGTGACGAAGGTGGTGAAGGTGTTGCCGCCCAATCATTTGCTGAAAGCATGCGAACGGCCAGTGATGGATGTGGTAACGAACGCTGATTTATTGCGATTTGGGATTGTGATGAATAATGCGTTGGTGATGTGCAATTTAGATAAGAAGGCTTTACAACAATGGCTGTTGATACAACAACACTAATTAAAGCGGCGGCTGGTGCGAGCGCGGCGGTGATTGCTGCGCCTCAGTCGGCTATTGCTGAAAACCTTGCTAAGGCAAATTGGCGTCAGTTAATTACGTTGCAGTTCAATTTTACTGTGAGCGATATGGTGATGATTGCGACGTTTTTTTTGCTGTTGCTTAATTATTTACATAACAAAAAACGTAGTAAGAACGATGATGAGTAAGCCTTTGTTTAAATCTCTGACTAAGCCTTTGTTTAGCTCGTTGACTGCGAGTGTTAAGCAAGCGATAAACAGTCGCTATGTCACCACGCTCAATCCAGCGGGGGGGATGTATTACTCCTTTGAACCTTTGGAAATACCCGCAGATATTGAGTTTGAAATGGAGGTGGAAGTTGCCTACACAGGCGGTGAGTTAGGTTATTATCCCGTTTTTGATACCTCTCCAAATAATACCGTACCCCGCTTTACGTTACAGAGAAATACGTATATTGATAACGGTCAATCATGGGAGCATGGCAGCTTTCAATTAAGAGTTAATAACGATATAGGTAACCCAAGGTATTTAACAACAGATATTGAGAATCGAAACCCAGACTTTCCTCGAAAAGTTAATACAATCACAATTAAAAGAGAGAACGATGTTTTCTTTATGAAAACTAACGAGGGATCTTTTTCTAGTCTAATACATGCTAGTAACGGTTGGGATACATATACACTAGAAGGTTTGGCTAATTACTCGGGTTTTAGTTTTTTTAACCTAAAAGTTTGGCTGAACGGTAATAGAAGTACGGGTAAACTGGTTAGAGACTACCGTTTTGATGATAGTGACGGTGTTCTTATCAATTATGCGACAGAGTTAGGTGCTAATTTATGGGATAATCAAAGGTTTGTTGATGCTAACGGTGCGGACTCTTTAGTAGAAGTTACCCAAGGTAGTGAATATGACTTGCAACTTTTATCTGCTAGTCCGAACAATGTAGCCACAGGTATGCGGGTACTTTCTTTTAAAGGGTTAAGTATTGGTAATACGTACATTTACAAAGTTAAATCGACTAGACCCGTTAATATAGCGGCCTATGATGGTTCTTACCGCCTAATTTCACTCGCTAAATCTAGCGAGAGCTTGACCTTTTTCGCTTCAGAAATAACAAGATTGTATGTCTGCCCAATAGATTCTGAGGTCGTCACTATAACGTCACCCTCGGTACAGAAAGCAGACGGCTATGGTAAAGCGCTTAATGTCACTGCGGCTGATAGAGAGTTAATGACGTTTGATGTGGCTCGTAATGCGTGGATAGGCGAAGCAACAGGCAAAGTAATTGAGGTAGCCCAGTGAACAAATGGTGCATAGTAAGCAATGAGGCGCTTAGCGCTGAGGCAAGCAACGAACTAATACAAGTATTAAAAGATGGCGGCTGTGACATTGGTGTTTGTCACGATGGTGCGAACCGTGTGTTTACGTCAGTGCCAGCAATCACGCCCGAGCTTGAGCCGTTGGTTGTAAGCGTTGAGTTAACCGAAGATTCAACCGAGCAAGCGTTGATAATGCAAGTCGGAGCGTTTTTAAAAGCGAATCACACAGATAAAATACTGGTGGCGGATAGCAGCGTGTTTACGACCTTGTTTAATCACCCAATACATAGATTGTGGTGCGGTAATTACGAAACATCGGCTCAACTCATTGCTGATTACACCGAGATATTCGGTGCCAATCAATTTAGCCAAACAGATAATCTTGAAAGCCTCAAACAGTTAGCACGCGCTGCTGTGTTTTCATTCATTCCATCATAATTAAGAGTATTCAAATGCAACTAGTACCAGGTAAGTCTTATCTGTTCAGTTCGGCTGAGCGTATGTTTCAGGTCATAGTGCCAACAGGCCAAGAGGCAACACTTAACATTCAAGCTGTGGGTTCAAGTGCGGCAGTTACAAAAAAATTCACAGAATCAGATGTTTATAGTGCATTTATAGGTCATTCAAAGGTGACAGTAGGCAATGCAAGTTGCGAAATAACGGTGACACCAAGCAATGCAATCGCAGAAATTTAAAAGGTACTTTCCGGGCACCCCCCTTCGCTGCGGGTAGAAAACTCCCGGGCTCTCACGCGTTATTAAAATTTAATTTTTTAGGGCTTTTCCGCTTCCGGTCGTTTTCGGTTTTTTTTGGTGCGTTTTTTTTAGCGAAATTGAGTGGTTTTACATGGCGACACAAAAAGAAGTTGCTGAATTTTTTGGTCATGAAACTCGCACAATTCGCAACTGGCAAAAAATCGCGGGGTTCCCGCAATCAAAGGGCGCAGGCGGGTTTTGTATTCAGTCTGTGGCACGTTGGCGGATCAGTTATTTAGAGTCGTTAAAATCGGCAAAAGTAGATCCTGCATTTGATCCTATCGAGGACGATGAAAAAGAACTCGAACTAGCGGAAAAGAGAGCCAAATTAGAGGATCGCTTACTCATTATCGAAAAGCGCAAGTTTGACTTATCAATCATGCGCCAACAGTTTGCACCCATCACAGTCATTACTCGCACACTTGAGCGTGTGGCTGTGTCGTTATCATCCAATCTCGAATCACTGTTACCGCACATCAAACGCTCATGGCCCGACATGCCAGCCGAGTCAGTCGATGTGATTAAAAAAGTGATTGCGCAATGTCGCAACGGAGTCGCAGAAATTGAACCAGACCTGTCAGACTTCAATCCAAGCGATTTTGAAAGCGGTGAAGGCGGGGCTGAGCCCACTCAAGACTGAAATCCCACAAACAGCAGTCGAATGGTGTGATCAGCATTTTTACCTGCCAGAAGGCTCAAGCCAAATACCGGGCCAATGGAAAACCCAGCCCGTACAGTTCGCATTGCTAAACATGATGGGCAACGACGCCATCAAAGAATTCACATTGCAAAAACCCACGCGGTTCGGCTACACAAAAATGTTAGCCGGTGCAATTTGGTACCTAGGCGTACACAAAAAACGTAGCGCTGTTATCTATCAGCCAAATGAAGACCTCGCAAAACGCTTTGCCGTTGACGAAATGAACCCACTTTTGCCAGTGGTCCCTGCTATTCAAGCGGTTTTTCCCGATTGGAACATCAACAACGAAAACAACACTATCAAAAAGAAAGTCTGCACAGGTTTTTCGTTTGATATTTTAGGCGCAGAGTCGCCAAACAACTTTCGCGCCATGACCAAACAAGTGGTGGTGGGCGATGAAATGTCGGCATGGAAAGTCAACAGCGGCGAAGGCGATAACGTCAAAAACTTGCGAAAACGAACGCAAGGTGCAGCGTTCGCCAAAGCCATTTTTGGCTCAACCGTGACCATTTCAGGCGATATTATCGAGCGCTTGCTCGATGAAGCCGACTGTGTATTTCAGTTTCATTTACCGTGCCCACACTGCGGGCACGAGCAAATGCTCGAATGGGGCTCAAAAGAAACCGATCACGGCATCAAGTGGGATCAAAGCAAAACCACAATCGAAGAAGCCGCACAGTCATCTCATTATGTGTGCGCCAATCACAGCTGCCGCCAAAGCCCAAGCCAAGGCAAAGTCTATTACAAAAGCCTGATTAAAATGGAAGAAGCGGGCAAGTGGGTGTGTGAAAAAACAGGCATCTACACGCACGATGGCATTCAGTTTTACAGCGCAGCAGGCTCAAAAGTCAGCGCACCCAAGCGGGTTGGCATCAAAGTCAGCGCCCTTTACTCCCTTAATTTAACCGAGGGTTGGGTCGAAATAGTCCGCGAATGGCTCGATATTCGGGGCGACGCCGACAAACTGCAATCGTTTTGGAATCTGGTTTTAGGGCTACATTGGCAACCCGCGAACACCAAACGGCTCGATTACAAAATCTTGCTCGATAAACGCATACCGTACAAAGCACCCATCCCCGATGACGTGGTGTATCTGGTTGCAGGTGGCGATACGCAAGACAACCGCATGGAGGCATTCGTGTGGGGCGTCACAGCCGACAACCGTAAATATTTAATCGACCGACTCTATCGCATGGGCGACCCACGTGATCGCGATGTGCAAGACACAGTAGTCGAATTTTGCAACCGTGAATACACCAACAGCCTTGGCCGCACGCTCAAAATCGCGCGCATTTGCTGGGATATCGGCGGCCACCGGACCGAAGTGGTCTATGCACTGTCAAAGCGCATTGGTTTGTTGCGGTTTATTCCGGTGCGTGGCGCCAATGCATACCAAAGGCCAATCCAAGATTTTCCGAGCAAAATTAATAAATCATCGGGCACGTTCTTAACGCAGGTCGGAACCGACACCGCAAAAGACCAATTTTATGCGGATATCGAGATCCCAATGGGCGAAAACCGCGCCATTTATTTACCACTCGATGACCGCATTTGTGACGAAAACGTCTGTAAACAACTGGTGTCCGAAATCCGGGTGCCAAAAAAAACCGCAAGGGGGGTCATTTTTGTGTACGACAACGAAGGCAGGCGAAACGAAGCGCTCGACTGTTTTGTCTATGCGCTGGCCGCATTGCAAATATCAATCGAAAAGTTTGGTCTCAATCTAGCCGAACAAGCAACCAAAACCGAACAAACCAAAATCAGCTTTAGCGAGCTGGGCAAAAAACTAGGTGCCGCATGACAACACTTACAACAGCGCAAAAACTGGCTGAAGCACAAAATGCTTATCACCAGCTGATAACTGGCACCGCCACCGTGGCAATCACTCGCAACGGTCGTGCCGTCACATTTAGCCAAGCCAACAAAGCCGACTTACTCGCCTACATCGACGAGCTAAAACGTGAACTTGGCCAAACAAGCAGTCGCAGACGTGGTCCCATGGGAGTCTTTTTATAATGGATTTACTCGCAAGCGATGGCGTCACACCGCTACGCCAACACTTGGCCGCATACACAGGCGCAAGCCACGGTTTTGGTGGCCAGTTATCAAACTGGAATCCAAGCAGCAAAAGCGCCGATGCCGCATTGCTGCCACAACTTAAACAAGCCAATGCCCGTGCCGATGACCTAGTGCGCAATCACGCCCTCGCCACGGGCGGGGTGCAATTGCATGTCGACAACATAGTCGGATCCTTATTTCGGCCAAGCTACAAGCTTAATTACAAAGTTTTGGGCATGAACGAGCAAGACGCCCGCACATTTATCAAAGAGGCCGAACAAGCCTTTATTGAATTTGCCGAATCACCACAGTGTTACATCGATGCTGAGCGAAAACGCACCTTTACCATGTTAGTGCGCGCCATTACTGCAGGCCATTGCCACCATGGCGAAGGCATGGCAGTCGCAGAATGGATCAACCGTCCCGGCTCGATGTTTCGCACCGCTATCAAACTGGTTTCGCCCAAACGAGTCAGTAATCCAAGGGGCAGCAGCAACACCAACCGCTTACGCGCAGGGGTAAATACTGATCGCCACGGGGCAGCCCTTGGTTACTGGGTTAAAGAAGACACCTACAGCGATTATGGCGACCTCGACAGCTACGGTGGCAATTGGAAATACGTAAAACGCGAAACCAATTGGGGTCGCACTCAGTTTATTCATGTGTTCGAACCTTTAGAGGCAGGCCAAACCCGTGGCGCCAACCTGTTTTTGTCGTCAATGGAACAAATGAAGTCGCTCAGCACTTTGCAAGACACCAAACTGCAAAACGCCATTATCAACGCCATGTATGCCGCTGTGATTGAGTCCGAACTCGACTCAGAGCAAGCCTTTCAGCTGATATCTGGCGAAGGCGGGGCCGAGCAAATGCAAAAGTGGATGTCGTACATGGGCGATTACCACGCCACTGCAGGCATCAAACTAGGCGGAGCCAAAGTGCCGCACTTAGTACCAGGCGAGCACTTAAAATTCACGCAAAGTAACAATGCCGACAACGGCTTTACCGATCTCGAAGCCTCAATGCTGCGCTACATGGCCGCAGGGCTTGGGGTTAGTTACGAGCAGCTCAGCCGCGACTACTCAAAAGTCAGCTATTCCAGCGCCCGCGCCTCAATCAACGAGGCTTGGCGCTACACCATGGGCAAACGCAAAGTGATTGCCGCCAAATTTGCCAGTTTAGTGTTTGGCATTTGGCTCGAAGAAGCGTTGCACAAAGGCATTTTAACCGCGCCAAAATCACGGTTTAGCTTTTACGAGCGCCGCGATGCATGGACCAAATGCGATTGGATAGGCGCAGGCAAACTCAGTATTGACGGCTTAAAAGAGGTCAAAGAGTCGATATTGCGCATCGAAGGTGGCTTATCTACTTACGAAAAAGAGCTGGCACTCATGGGCGAAGACTATCAAGAAACCTTTGAGCAACAAGCACGCGAAATCGCAGAGCGCAAAGCGCAAGGTTTACCGCCACCAAGCTGGATCACCAGCTTGCAACTATCACCAGAGCAAACAGAAATGGAGCAAGCCTAGTGAGCGAAAACAGTTTTGCACACATCCTCAGCCGAGCGTGTAATCAAGCGCAGTTTATTGAGCCAACCTATGCTAATACCTTTTTTAGCTACCTTGGTCAGCGGGCTGGGGCGCACAGTTTAGTCGATATCAATGGCGACACACTGAGCCAAGCCGACATGCAAGTTCAAGCAGCGAGCTTTAGCAATCCACGCGAGCGCGAACGACCCTACCAAGTGCAAAATGGCCTCGCTATTTTGCCTGTGTCGGGCACGTTATTGCACAAATACGGTTACATTAACCCACGTTCTGGCTCAACCGGTTACGACGGCATTTTAGCCCGCATCGATGACGCGATAAACGACCCCGAAATCAAAGCCATTATGCTCGATATCGACTCACCAGGCGGTGAAGCAGCAGGGTGTTTTGATGCTGCAAACCGCATAAAACAAATGAGCCAAATTAAACCGATTTACGCACTTTGTTACGACACCATGTGCAGTGCTGCCATGGCGATTGGCTCAGCCTGCACCGAGCGGTGGATCACACAAAGCGGTCGCGCAGGGTCGGTGGGCGTGGTGATTGCGCACGCAAGTTACGAAGAAAAACTCAAAACCGATGGTGTGAAAATTACCCTTATACACAGCGGCAAACACAAGGTCGATGGCAATCCCTATCAGGATTTATCAGCCGATGTGCTCGGTAAAATACAAGCCAATCTTGATAAAAACCGCGATTTATTTGCCGAACTGGTTGCCAGCAACATTGGCATGAGCAAACAAGCGGTACTCGATACCGAAGCGCGGGTATATCAAGGCCAAGAGGCGGTCGATATTGGCTTTGCTAACAAAGTCGTTAATGGCTTTGATGCCATCCCGCAGCTGCTCGACATCATCAATTCAACATCTTTTAAAACCAATCAAACAACAGGAGTGGCTATGTCACTAAAAACAAACGAGGCACCTGCAGCTGGCAGTGCCACTCAAGCGGGTGCGCAAGCAACGGCACCAACAGCAGAGCAAACAGCCGAGCAAGCAACAGCGCAAACGCCCGCGCAAGCCGCAGCTGCCGAGCGCGAACGTTGCCAAAGCATTTTAACTGCGCCCGACGCGCAAGGCAAAAGCGCCATGGCTACGCACCTGGCTTTTAACACCTCGATGTCAGTCGATGACGCGGTTGCACTGCTAAAAGTCAGCCCAGCCGAGCAAGCAACAGCAGAGCAAGCTTCAGTGCCAGCACAACAAATGGCCGATGCACTCACAACGGCGATGGCAAGCACCGAGCAGCCAAATTTAGAAACAACCGGTGATGCTGACGAACTATCAGCAGACCAAAAAGCCGAGCAACAATTGCTCGCGTCCTTTTCAGCAGCCACAGGAGCTAAATAATGCCAGTGTTAACACATGAGCAATACATCGCAGGTGAGCGACCAGTCACCACCAACATTGGCACCTTTGCCAGTGGTCAAACTGTGCTAAAGCGCGTACCCGTTGCCCGCGTTACTGCATCGGGTGAGCTAAAACCATGGGCACCATCGGCTACAGATGGCACACAAAACGCCATTGGTTTAACCGTGTTTGATGTCGACGCCACAGGCGGTGCAACTGAGTCGGTTTATCACGATTCGGGTTGTTTTAACCCGGAGCTAATCGACTGGCCAGCAGGTGCCACAGCTGCACAAAAAGCCGCGTGTTTCGACCGCACCGCAATTGCAACTAAAAAAGTAGGTTAATCAATTATGTTAGATCCAATTTTTACACCTCGCGCTTTGCTTGGCGTGGTCAACAAACGTGCGCGTTTGTCATCGTTTTTTTTAGATACGTTTTTTCCAAACGTGTACACGTTCCGCACTGAAAAAGTCAGTTTAGATGTGATTGATGATGCGGTTGACTCAGCAATGTTTATTGCGCCCGAAGTTGATGGCCAAGTGATTAAAACGCGCGGTTACGAGACTCGCGATTTAACGCCTGCATCACTTAAACCAAAACACATGGTTGACCCTAAGAAAACGTTAAAACGTTTACCTGGCGAGGCCGTTAATGGCTCGCTCAGCCAAGCGCAGCGCCGCGAGGCGGTGATTGTGCAAAACATCATGGACGAAGAAAAAGCCATTGCGCAAACTGAGGAATGGATGGCCTCACAAGCGGTGATTTTTGGTCAGTACACCTGCGAAGGCACTGAGTTTGAAAAAATCAATGTTGATTTTGGTCGCTCGGCAGCCAACAACATCACACTAACCGGTGCCGCGCTTTGGTCAGCGCAAGACAAAGCAACGTACGATCCATGCGTAGATATCACAAACGCCACTGCAGTGTGCGAAAGTGGTGTCAATATTGCGGTATTTGACCAAGCCGGTTACAACCTGTTTATTAGCTTTAAAAAAGTTACAGACAAGCTAGAGACCCGTCGCGGCTCAAGCTCAGCGCTTGAAACAGCGTTAAAAGACCTTGGTAAAGACGTGTCAATTAAAGGTTATTTGGGTGATGTGCTGATTGTAGTTTACACAGGCTATCGCATTGTCAACGGCACAAAAGCCCCGTACATGCCAGCTAATACGGTCGTTTTAGGCCATAGCGATTACCAAGGTGCGCGTTTGTACGGTGCTATTTTAGACGACGATGCAATCAAAGATGGCTTGTCAGAAACTGACCGTTATCCGAAGGTTTACAGCACAGTGGGCGATGTATCGCGCACCTTTACCGTGCTTAAATCAGCCCCGCTGATGGCCACACCAAACCCTGATGAGTTTGTCACCATCACGTTTGCATAAACGAGAGGGTTGCACCTCATTAGCGCTGAGCTAATCAATCCATACACGCCGCACACCTAACCTAAGTTGTGCGGCGTGTTTGTTTTACCCATTTTTTAAAAGAGAGCGAACTATGGCCAAGTCATCCACTGATAAACCGACCATCGATAAAACAGTCCTTATTACAACCCTTGCCGAACTCAGTATTTTGCTCGGCACAGAAATCGAACCAGCCAGTGATGTTAAAGCATTACAGCAGCAAATTGCCGATGCCGAACAGCTACTAGCAAGCCAAAGTGATGATGATCAAAGCGATGATCAAGACACTGATCACATAGACCCTCAAGCCATTGAGCAAATAGACGATCAAAACAGTGATCAAGACAAAGAGCAAGACGAACCAACCGTGCTAGTGCAAGCAACCCATACTATTTGGACCCAGCACCAAGGCGAGCGCTTAACTTTGTTAAAAGGCGAGCAAGCCATGTGGCCACAAGACTTGGCAGACGATCACGCGCAAAACGGCCACGTTATTTTGTTGGGTCAATAACATGAGTTGGCAGGGCAGCTTTGCTGCCGAAATTCGCGCGTTTAAATCCATAGCCGAATTTGGTGTGTTTGCATCGCAACCGGGCACGCAAGTAGCGTGTCATTTTGATGTGCAGTATCGGCAAAATGCCGATCCGTATTCGGGCGTTAAAAAAGACAAAATCACCCTGATCACGTTTTTGCGCATCGATGTGGCAGGCATGGCGCAGGGCTGTGTATTTGTGCTAAACGGCCAATCGTATTCGCTCAATGTTATTGATGACGAAGACGAAATCAGCGTGTCATACGTGGTGTTATAACAAAAAATATAACCGTTAAAGCAGGGCAAACATGGCTGATATCAATGTGCTTGGCACGCGCTTGCTTGAGTTAAAACAGCAAAACGAAACCGCCCTTCGCAGCGCGGTTGCCAATACTGCAAGCTTTGCTCATACCCAATTTACTAATGCCATTTATCAGCGCTACAACTTTAAACAGCGCGATTACGTGGCCGAGCGGCTAAATACGGGCATTAGTTTAAATAATATTGAGCTCACCATCAGTGCCCGCCAGCGCCTCACCAACGCCATTGAGTTTGCCAACTCGCCTTTATACCGCCAAGGCAAACAAGGCCAGCAAGTATTAGCAGGTTACAGCGGTGCGTATTTACGCGCCAAGTCTGCCACGTGGCGCGGGGCGTTTAGCTTTATTGGCAAAAACGGCAATTTGCTGATGGCGTATCGTAAAAAAGGCGAAACATGGCGCGATATACCAAATCAGCTACCGTATGGCCCAAGTGTGGCAGGGGCATTTGGCGTTATAAAAGATGACACCGCACCCGCCATTGTTGATCACTTGGTTAAGTTGTATCAGCAAGCCCTTTAACTGCTTATTAAAAAAGGTAACACAATGAAAGCAAGCGCTGATCAAGTGCTCGACAAGCTAGTCGAAAAGCTCAGTGTAGTCGCACCCGCCTGCACAGGTTTTTATCAATACGGCCGCTTAAGTGCCCAATTGCCGTGCATTACCGTGCAAACCACTGAAATTAAAACCAGTAAAAACGGCCAAAAAGACGAGCTGCAAGTGCTGGTGATCATCAGTGCCGATGCACTCACCGCCAATGCCGACAGGCTGTTAATCACACTCTGTCAAAACGTGCAAAAAGCCTTACTAGCTGAGCAAAAAATAAATAGCAACTTAGATGGTCTGGCACGCGAAATTGCTGAATTGGCCGATGCCAAAATCATCGCGCCTGACCCTAACCAGCCCACCGCACAAGGGCTGCTTAATTACAAAATTACGTATTAAACAACCAAACACAAAGGAACATTTTATGTCCATTACAGGCTCAGGCTTCGTTTTACGAGGTGAAGTATTTTTACAGCGCGTAAACTCAAAAGGCGTGGCTATCAGTGGCGCTAATCTTGTTGGCCCAATCAATGCCAGTGAATTTTCAATTACGCCAGATTCGGAAGAAATTTTGCGCCCGTCAGTCGACCGCAGTACCTACGGCGAATCGAAGGGTCGAGTAACCACTAAAAAACCGACCAAAGTGAAATTAAAGTTTGATGATGTTACCAGCCAAGTTTTGGCCGAAGCACTCGGTGCAGAGCTATCAACGCTCAACTACGGTGCCGCAACAGGCACAGACGCAGCCTACACGCTCGAAAGTGTGGCCAGCGGTGGCTGGACTGAAATAGGCCACAATCAACTAAAAGAAACAGGTTTTGTAGTCAAAAAAGGCGTCGATGTAATGGTGCTTGGCACTGACTACGAAGTGAAATGGTCAAGCGGCTTAATTCGCCCTGTTGCGGGCGGTGCGCTTGATGCAGGCGGTGCAGTGACTATCACGTTTGAAGCATTGGCAGGCGATGGCCATCGTTTAGCCGGTGGCGAAATCCAAGAAGTAAACTGGCGCATTAAGCTCGATGGCGTTAATGCGGACACAGGCGAAAAAGTCCTTGCCGAAGTACCACTGGCGCAAGTGTCGTCAACGTCCGAAATTAACTTGCTGCAAAATGAGTATTTAGCACCTGAGTTTGAAGGTGTGTGCTCGATTGCACAAGGCAAATCCAAAGCCTACACCATGGATATTTTGGCGTAAGCGTAAAAACCATTTATTACCCTGCAAAAGCCCACCTGCGCACATCGTAGTGTGGGCTTTTTAGTGTTTATTAGTCGTAATTGAGAGTTCAAACATGGCGTTTAAAGATACAATTGTCGAATTTATTATCAAAGGCCGTGATTTATTCAGCCCAGCGGCAGACAAAGCCGCAGCATCGGCTGAGCAGCTTGAAAAAAGCAGTAAAGCACTCAACGACGAGCTAACAAATATTGAGGGCCTGCAAGCCCAAACCAAGCGCTACAGCGAGCTAAGCGCCAGTCTTGGCAAAACTGAGCAAGCTTACAAAGACGTCAGCCTGAGTTTAAATAATCAGCTGCAACAACAAAAGCAAGCAAAAACTGATTTAAAAGCCGCGCAAACTGCATACGACAATGTAAAAAAGTCACTGGCCGCACTCGAAGCCGAGCAAAAGCAAAGCAACAGTACCTCAGATCAAACAAACCGAGCGCTGGCGCAAAAGCGCGACGAACTGAACAAACTTGAGCTGGAATACAAACAAGCGGTTACAACCAACGCACAATACAATTTACAAGTTAAAGAAACCCGCAGCGAAGTTAACAAACTCGGCACCACGTTTAATAAAAACAAAGCCGAGTTAGCTGCACTCGATAAGTCGCTCAGCAAAGCGAACATCAATTTAAATGAGCTTGGCAACGAGTCCAAGCAGCTCGAACAGCGCCAAAATGCTGCTAAAGTAGCGATTGCCGGGGTTAATAATCGCCTCGAAAAACAACAAGCGCAACTGGCAGCCAGCAGCAGAACCACCGCACAGTATGGCGGCAGTATTCGCCAAGCCACCAAAGACTTAGTGCTGATGGCGGGCGCATATGTTGGCCTTGATAAAGTCAAAGACAGCCTGTTTAGCATTTTAAATGCAGGCGATGAGGCTAAAGCCTTTAGCGCGCAAATGACTGCAATGATGGGCAGTATTGCATCAGGCGAGCAAGCCACCGCGTGGATTAAAGATTTTGCCAATAACACAGGCACGCGATTAGATGCGGCCAAGCAAGCCTTTGCCAGTTTAAAAACATTTGGTATCGATCCGATGTCGGGCGCGATGCAATCGCTGATTGACTACAATGCCAAACTGGGCGGCAATCAAGAAAAGCTAGAGGGCATCGTGCTGGCCGTAGGCCAAGCATGGGCTAAGCAAAAACTGCAAGGCGAAGAGATTTTGCAGCTTGTTGAGCGTGGTGTGCCTGTGTGGGATTTACTCGCCAAAGTCACCGGTAAAAATTCGGTTGAGCTGCAAAAAATGTCCGAAAAAGGGCAGCTTAGCCGCGAAACCATTAAAGCTTTGTTTGATGAAATGGGCAAACAAGCCAGCGGCCAAGCCGCTAAAAGCCTTGAGCGCTTAAGCGGCCAAATTAATCTCATGGGCAACAAGTGGGATGAATTTAAAATAAAAATTGCTGACTCGGGTGTGTACCAGGTCGCAATTGATTTTATGAATCAGCTCAATGCTCAGTTCGACAAACTGGTTGCTGATGGCAGCATTGATCGCGCAGCCCAAAAAATCAGTGAGTTTTTTAGTGCCATAATTACTGATGGCGGGGCGTCGGTTAAAAGTTTACTCGATAACATTAACGGGTTTGTTACTGGAGCCGAGCGCGTTGTCGGTGCGGTTCGTATCGTCTGGAATGGTTTTAGTGCCGGGGTAAAAACCGTTGCATTGGTGGTGGTAGAGCAAGCAGCAATGATGGTCAGTGCCATGGCCAGCGTGCTTGATGTGGTGGGCGCTGATGAGCTGGCTCAAAAAGCGCAATATCAAGCCGATGCACTCAAAGCTGTTAGCCAAGGTTTTTACGACAGTATTTTACAAGACGGCCAAGAGCTGAGCGCCGCATGGCAGCAGCTCACCCAAACCACCCAAGACACAGTGAAAACTGCCTATCAAGCCAGCACAGCCGAAGTTAAAACCGCCACTGACAGCCAAAAAGAGGCGGTTAAAACTGTCACAGACACAACCGCGCAAGCCGTGGTTGATATCGGCTTAATGATGAGCAAAGCGGGCATCATTACCACTGACTCGCTCAAAAGCACCGAAGCCGCCGCAAAAGACGTGTATGACGTATTGCTGGCACGTTACAAAGAAACAGGCGAAGGCTTGTACGAACTTGAGCAAGCGTACAGCAAATGGGCGCAAGCAGCCGTTAAAACAGCCGATGCGACCAAAAGCACTGTGCCAGCGAATGTAGAAGCAGCCGCATCGGCACTTGGTTTAACCGACGAGCTAAACAAGCTGATTGCCACTGCCGCTAAATTGGCACCCGTTAACGATATCAATAGTGATGCAGTCAATCGCTTTACGGCCGAAATCGAAACAAGCAACAAGGCAATTGCAGCCAATGAGGCCGTGCTGGCCAGTTCAACGGCCACGGCAGAGCAAAAAGCACAGGCGCAAGCGTTGCTTGTTGTGCAGCAAGCGCGTTTAGCTGATCAAACGGGCCAGTTACTTAAAGTGCAAGAGCTCGAAAAAGCCAATTTGTATCAGCTACAGCGCGAGCAAGGCCGCTTAACGTTTGAGCTTGAGCGATTAAATCAGTCGTATCAAACGGGTGCACTAACAGCCGAAGAATACACATATCGCAAAGAGCAGCTGAGTGAAGTGCTCGATGTCGTCAATAACTTGCTCGGTGATTTTAAAAGCGCGCAAGATGATGCCACCAATGCGACTCGCCAAGGCACTCAAGCCACTCGCGAACAAGTCAAAGCAAATCAAGACAGTGTGCGCAGTTTGCGTGATAACAAACGCGAGCTCGATAATGTCTCACGAGCGTATAACAATGCCGCGATTAACGCGAGTCGTTACAGTGCATCGCAAGGCGCGAGTGTTGATAAAGTGGTTGATTATCAGGAGAAAAACCAAAGCGCGTATCAAGTTGATAGCAAAGAGATCCAAGCTGAAAAAGAGCGCCGCGAGCACGAAGCGATGCAAAATCGCACTTTCGAAAAATTTGCTAATGCAATTAAAAATGCCAGCACAATCAACGAAATTAATACGCTGTTTAACAAAATCAACAAGCAGCTGATTTATGTGTCATTAGAGCAAAAAAAGCAGCTAAACGATGCGTTAAACGCACAAAAATCGGTGATTGCGGGGCAGTCTAATCGCAGTAGCAATAGCAGCGGATCGAATAGCAATGGCGGCTCAAGCCGCAGTGGCAGCAACCGCACCAATACACCATCTACTCGCAGCCCCGCAGGTGGGGGAGGTGGCGGTGGTGATGGTGGTCAAAATTACAATAGTGCCGCGTTAATGGGTGCAATTAATCAGCTCACCACGGCAGTCAGCGCGTTAAATGCTCAGCAAAAAACCACTCCAACCAAAGCAAGTAAAGTGGTGCGGCTTGAATTGGCCGTGCCCGGCGGTGAAGTGATGTCGGCAGAGCTACTTGGCGAATTTCAGGAGCAGTTTATGCAAAAACTAGAGCAGTTGAGTCAAACACAATGATCACATTAACGAACGCCACTGCGCAAACAATCACCCTCGACCAGTTTGTGTGGCGTGATGAATTTGCAGCTTTTGGCATTGTTGAGCAAACAGAACGGGCGCTCAACGGGGCACCAGCAATCGAAAAAACAGCTGTGAGTGTTGGCAGGCCAATTACGTTATTTAGCGAGATGGAAGATGCCGCACTGGTTGAGCAGCTTTTAAGCTCAGCCAACACAGAGCTTGGCACTGTCACACTTAATGTTCGCGGTACCAACATAGCGGCAACGTGGGACCACGCACAAAGCCCAGTTGAGGTCACCCCGCACCAATTGTATTGCGATGCAAAACCCAATCACTTTACGCAAATAACCCTGCGTTTTAAAACTGTATAACAGGATAAACAATGCAAAGAACCGATTTAAAACTGTTTAAACCGCAGCTGATCAGTAATGACAGTTTTGCCGGGGGACATCGCACAAATAACGAGGTGGTGAGCGGGCGCTTAAATGAGGTATTTAAGCCTATTTCTGATGTTGATCATGCCCGCAGTGCGTTTGACATGGCCAAACTTTATGCCGCAGTGAGCACCGATGATGCCTCGCGATTGCACGATGCAAACGTGTTTATCTCAGAGCAACCTGCCGACTCGCTGGTCAATACGCTGATCATTGAGCTGCCAACACTAAAAGATAACCACGTGCTGAGCGACATAAAAAACCAGCTAAAGCTGAGTTCAACAAAATTTCATGGCATGGCTGTGAGCACAGCGCCGAGCACGCTCAACACGATTGCTGTTGATAAAACGCAAGCGCCATTGTTGCCAAAAGCTCAAAAAACAGTGCCAAAAGTGGGCATTAATGCATACAGTTTTACGCCCACGCAAGGTGCAAATCATTTACCGATGCGCGAGCTGAGTATTAAAGCGCAAACCAGTGATTTAGCCTTTTTTAGTTTACCCGCTACGGATGTATTTTTAGATAAACCGGCTTATTACAGCTATGGTTACTTAACGAGCGAAAACAGTTGGTTATACCTAAACCCGCTTGATAATCCCTCTGACGCTGCGCAAGTGAGTGTTGATGTGCAAACAGGCACGTTTAATTTTGCACTTGCCAAGCCTTTGCGAGCAGGATCAACATTTACATGGCGCTATGCATCAGCGCTTGATTATCGCTATCACGCGTATGCGATCACATCCACACTCGTGCTGGGCAGTAATGAGTACATTAAGCCCGGCACGTGGCGAATTAAAAAAGCGGGTGAAAGCGCGGTGTACACCGACAATGGCCGTGGTATTTTTACTGATAGCACTGGTGCAGTGTTTGCGCAGGGTAACTATGACACAGGCGAGATCAGCCCCGCAGGCGCGTTTGAAACCACAGCACCACTGGCTGATGATTTAGGCTGCGTGGTAACAGTATCAACGCCCGAAAACAGCGCCTACCCAAGCAAAATTAACTTTAATCTACAAACGAATAGCTTTGCTATGAGCTCGCTGTATTTAAAATTGACCACCGACACAGGCGCGGTATTTAGCGCAGCAGCGGATAGCGCTGGCAATATTAGCCACGCCAATGTCACTGGCACAGTGAGCAGCAATGGCGATGTCAGTTTAACTATTTTAAACAATACAAAAATTAGCCGCATTGATTACGATATCAATGAGCTCGAAACCATAGTGATCCCAAGCGATTGGCTTGGCATTGACGCAAACACACTGCCCAACAATGGCGTGGTTAATATTATCAGTCAATACGCGACTGTGTCAGTGCAGCACCGTGAGCGAACAGAGCACAGTGCATTAACCAGCGGCCAAACATTGGCTGTATTAGCTGATGCCAATTTTGTAGACGTTGTTGATGTTAATGGCGCGAGCTTATACAGCCCGACCGATGCAAACTATGGCTATGATAAATCAACAGGCACGTTAACCATCAACGCAGGCATTAGCGCTTTTACCGCGCCGTTTATTGTCACTGCAGTGCAGCGTGAGCTTGCCACTGTGGTGGATATATCAAACAACACGTTGACGCTACTGAGCGATTTAACTCGCACTTACCCAGCTGGCTCTGTTGTGAGTAGCGTGTATGTGCTCGGTGATTTACAGGCGCTGGTGAAAGACGAGCGCACGTTGAGCGCATGGCAAAATGATTTTGCTGGCACAGGTGCGGCTGCATCAAACAGCCTCAACACACAGCAGTACCCAATCGAAGTCAATAACAAGGGCTGTATTGCGCAGCGCTGGGCCATTGTGTTTAGTTCGAACACCGCATTTAGCATTATCGGCGAAGACATCGGCCAAATTTACTACGGTGACACACTCAATGATTGCGTCGTGATGAATCCGTTTGTCAATCAGCCGTATTTTATTATTCGCAAACAAGCATTTGGCGCGGGCTTAAATCCGGGGGAGTGTTTTTTGTTTGAAACACTCACCGCAAGCAAACCCTTTGTGGCCACCCGGGCAACATCGCCTGGTCATTCAATCATTGAGTTTGATAAATCAACCCTGACCTTTGCAGGCAACAAGGAGTAAAGCATGGCACAAGCAGTAACCGTTTATAGATGGGATGAGCCCGGCGCACCGCAGATTTTAGACGGTAGACCCTCAGAATTGTTAAACATATTAAAAAAATGTTTAGTCGAAGGGTTTGGTACTAGAGCACCGCTTGGTTGGTCATTATTGCACGATGATTTAACCACTAAAGTGTTTAAAAATAATGATGCGCAAGGCGGCAGCGGTGGTGTTGTGCAGTTTAAGTCCAGTGACGATAGTGTGGGTAAAATTGTTTATTTTACCCCTGCAATGGCCTTTGTTGATGTCGATAATTTAACAAATGCGGGTTATCAAAAAGCAATCCAACCGCGCAGCAATTGGAAAGCGTGGTTCTTGATTGGGACGCCGACCGCGTTTTATTTTATCCAAGGTGAAGCATCATCAATATTAGCGCAGTACGATACAAGGCGCGACGACACCATTTTTGTGGGTGATTTTAAAGCTTACACCAGCGGGGACGCGGGCCGTTTTATTGCAATAAGCGGCGGCCACCAAAAAAGCATTACTACATCGAGTATAGCGAGCTGGCCATACGGTTTTGAGCGCGCATTGTGTGGATATTCTGGCGATTATGCAGCAATAAAACTCTATGCAATAGATGGCGCGCCAACAGTAAAAGACCATTTAATAAAAGCACCTTACTTACATGATGCAACTGATGCACCGCAAGAATTGACAACGCTCTGCTACCAACCAATCCATATTCGCTTGCCAAGCCACGATGCTGACAAGGCAAAAAACAATTTTTTACGCGGTGAGTTGCCGGGCTTGCTTGCACCCATAGCACCGTACCAAGCGACAGAACAATGGCCGCATGAAGAAGTGATAAATGGCACGCGCTATTTGGCGGTGCGGGCAGTGACTCGCGCAGTGAAATTTTACATTAATTTGGAAAGCTGGTGATGATTCTAAACCCTGTGCTAATCAATCAAGCAGCAACGGTACCTGCATCATTGCTGCATTTAGATGTTGACCCAAACGCTGAGCGTTTCATGGTCATTGACCGAAAAACCGCTGCGCTGCTTTATCATAGCAAAACCCTTGGTCAGTCCATTCATAAAGTGGTGTTCCCGCTTCAATACTCCATCCCCGATGCGAGTTTGTGTGTGCTACTGTTTGATGATGACCGCGAGTTTGAATCAAAAATGGCCGACCATATTTTATGTGATACTGTTGATTTAAAGTTGCTGTAAATGATTAAAATCAGATTTAGTCAGTCGTTTGTTGCTAACAATTCGCCTACCCGAATTTATTTTGGTGAGGACAACGGCGGACCAGTTACACCAAAAATTGAACTGGCAATGGAATGCGGTTTTGTGTGGTTGAGCCCTGCAGCACTTGTTCAACAAACAACCCCTGCATGGCAAGCGCCTCCCGTTGCCCGCGAGTTTGTTTTTAGTGTGCAAATTTTGCCGCTAATTAGCGCAGAGATTAACAAGCCGTGGCGCAATGGCCTAACTGAAAACCAACAAATTTATTGCGCTTTTGGTGGCATTAAACCGATATCGCAAGCTTGCGAACTGCACTGGCTCACTAAAATGAGCCAGCAGCAAAGCGACACCGTATTAAATTGGCGCGGCAGCATGGCGTTATTGGGTACTGAGCGCACAGTGCATTGGTCACCACCCACATTGCTGGGTATTGAAAAGCAACAACAGTGGCAAGGTGTCGCCAGACCGATTGCCCGCGAGATGGGTTTTTATTACGGTCCAAGCCCCCTTGAATACATTTGCGTGTGGCAAAACCACCCACGCAAAGGGCTTGTGATTTTGAGGCTCGACGAGCCACAAACCGCACACGCAACACCATTGACTTTGCGCTTTGGTACACCCCAAAAAATTTGTTATTGGGGCCATGGGGGCGGCAATATTCGTGGCTGGGACGACATACCCGTTATTAACCGCAAAATCTCAATCGAACCGCAACTTAGGACCAGTTACTTTATGCAACCCACTATTACATGCAAGCGGGTGAGTGATGATCTCGATATTATTATCTCAAGTTTTAACAGTTCGCACTCGCGCAGCCAGTTTGCCGCGACCTGCAGCATTAACTTTTGCTCGCGCATTGATTACGAGCGTGCGCTCAACCAACTGCTTAAAATCACGGTGAATGGGTATGTGTTTTATACCTTTGTTGAGCAACCCAGCAGCTCGTTAAAATTTGGCCAGCATAGTTATAGTGCGACGGGTCGCAGCCGCTTTGCCGAGCTTGCAGCCCCGTTTACCAAAGCCACCAATTTTACTAACTCAACGCCCAAAACATTTGCAGGTTTACTGACTGATTTAGTAGCTAATACGGGTTGGACTATCAATAATCAAATGCTGGATTACCCAGTACCAGCCCTTGCGTACAGTCATCAAAACAAAACCCCTGCGGAGGCCGTAAAAGCCTGTGCCGAGGCATTGGGCGCAATGCTGCAAGTGAATGACGACACCAAAGTGATTACCGTGGTACCAAAATGGCCAGTGATGCCATGGGACACACAAAACGCGGTGTGTGATGTGATCATTAATGACTCAGTGATTTTAGAGCACAGCTCCGATCAGCTCACCAACCCCGATGCTAACGTGGTTTTTGTGCGCGGTGAACAGCAAGGCGTGGCTGCCAATGTTAAACGGTCAGGGACATTGGCGGATAGTTACGCCAATGATGTGATCGACAAACTAATGACTGACGCCAAAGCCTGCCGCCAGCGCGGCAGCTGCGAGCTGGCCAACGCAGGTAATAAAGAGCAAAGCACCTTGCGCACTAAAATCATGGACGATTTACCACCGATTAAACCCGGCATGTTAGTTGGGATCCGTTACGGCAGTGATATTTACAAAGCCACCTGCGAAAGCTGCGCCATTACTGCCACGGTTAACCAAAGCACTGGCGCAATCACAGTCAACCAGCGCTTTGTGCTACTTAAAAATGCGTAAAATACTAGTTAGTAAAAAGGTGATCTATGACCACGCTCAACCGCCTAAATGCCATTATCAGCAAACCAACGCGCTTTATTGCCACGGTAACAGCCACGCACAATAACGACACCTGCACAGTACGCCACAGCGACAACAGCACCAGTTTGGTCTTTGGCAACGCGCCAATCAATCAGCAGGTGTACATAAACGATGGCCGCATTACAGGCAATGCGGCCAATTTGACGTTTGTTGAGATAGAGGTGTAGGGCGGCTGTAATGTGTTTGTAATGCAGTCGATGCTGAACTGTTCGGAATGACCTAATAGTTCGATTTGGAGTGGGTTAAAACGTTGTTCAATAGACATAATGGTAATATGTGATATTCATATTGTCGTTATGTCTATTTTGTTGGTGATTTATAGAGAGTATTCGCCAAGCGCGTTGTTTAAAAATTGCTGAAGCCCTTTTGGTTTAAAACCGTTTCTGATGATTTGTTCTATTTCGTTCGGATCGTTTGGGTCATTAATAAAATCAGCGTAATAACTTGTCATCGATGTTTTTTTGTTTATTACTGTCACGACTGTTAAATGTGCCATTACGCTGTTTACGTAGTAACTGTCGTGGTTGATGTATTTCATGCCGTTAACTTCAATACTCATTGTTTTTCCTTTATTTTATCTTAATGCTCAGTTCAGCATTTTTTATAATTGCTTCGCTTTATTAAAAACATCTAAAACAATGCGTTCTTTAACTAGTTCTGCACATTCTAGCCAATCAAGCCATTTTCCTCGCTCTGATTGTGACTGAGTATGCCAAATCTCAACTGTCGCTTCACAGCAATAACATTCACCATCGAACCACATTAAATCGTTGGTTGTTGCATCTTCGCCCATGTAGCCGTCATCATAATCCTTGAGCTGCTGCTCTAGCTCTTCTTGAGTCATGTAGCCAAAGTTATCAATCGACTCATATTTGAGTTTAATCTCTTGCTTTTCCTCATCACCCAGATCTTCAAAACTTTCGTAGTAGTTGTGCGCGCCATAATTTGCAGCGGCTTCACTCACTAGGGTTAGGTATTCTTCAAAAGTCGTTGTTATATACATGTCAGATCCTCAAATTAACACTAGTTGGGTAAATGGTTCGACCGTTTTTGGTGGTGTTATTAAGCATGACACCGCATGTTCAGGCTCTTCATTGCGCCACGGCTTAATGATTGGGTCGCGCGGGGCCAACCAGCGGCGCAGATCATAAAACCGAATAAATTTGATTTGTTCGTAATAGCGCTTGCACGCATCATCATCAAATATATTGTGCTGCGTAATACAATACGCCTCGGGTTCTCGGCTTTGTGCGCGAGGTGGGCCATCAAACACGCAGTCACGCAAACACTCACCCAAATGCACAATATTGCCTTTTTTAAGTAGCTTTATTGCATCATCAGGATCACTGTAATGCGCCTCTAATATCGCGAATATTTGATTGATTGGCCGAGGATCTAACACTTCGTTAGTCGAGTACCAGGTCTGATTACTGGTCAGCGCACTGATTTCACCCGTCAAAAACCAGCGCCGCTGGTGCAGCTCGCCATTGTGTTCAAATGTGTGTTCATTCATGATGGGTCCTTAAATCGCAAAGCCATAACTTTCACAAGAACTAGAGCAATCTGAATAGCTAGTGTCATTTTCTGGTTTTTTTATCATTTTCTGCAACATATATCGGTCAAACATTCCAGCTTCACCTAAGATCATTTCCGTGCTGCGATATTTTCTAAAAAATACATTGTTGCCTGTATGTATCGGCTTTACATGTGCGTATGTTTTTTCAAACCAATCAAAAGCTTCAAACTGCTTAAGGTTTTCATGAGCTAGCATGTACAGTTTTTTATCTGATTTTTTCCAGCATGTTTGGCAATTTCCTTGGTGCTCTTTTAGATTCAATCTAAAAGATTGAGATTCCCAAAAATCATTAACGTCTTGCTTATCTATTTTCCATGCGTCTGTGAGTAAATAAATCAGGTTATGTTTTCTCAGCTTTTGACTATATTTTTCTAGCGCTTTTAACTCACTTTCATCACCGTCAAACTCTACTTTGAAATAACCATGTACAGAACCTGTGTAGCTATTTAATCGACATTGGTGACTCATGCGCCTGAATGAAGCTGGTTCTATTTCTATTTTCTGCAAAATATCACGTATTTTTTTAGGCATGGATCGCAGTGGTTCATCATCGCGCATACCTAATGCATGTGGGCATGATCTTAAATTGTTGGATTTTTTATAAGATTCAATGGCAAATTCTTTTAACCTATCTGAGCACTGCGGTCTTATTTGGTTTGGGATGCCATTTTTCTTAATGTGAGCATGAAATGGATGATTAGGGTCCTTGTATTGATGATTTCTAAATGCTCGGTTGTAATCCGTAATTCTGTGGGTGACACCTTTTCCATGTTTAGGGTTTGTAACAGCTTCGATCCAAATTACGTTTAAGTTAAAAGCGTGATCGCACTGATTTATAAATTCAAGAGTCTCTTCATTTTCTAAACCTGTATTCGAAAATATGCATACCACATTATGGTAAGGCAACGTTTGTTTTATTAATGCAGCCATCATCATTGATGTTTCACCACCGCTCACACTTAAGATAATAGTTCTATCAATATGAGAACTATCTTTACTTAACTGCAAAGTAAAGCATGGCGGTGAAAAGGTGAGTTTATAACTCGACTTAATTAGATTGATTTTACTTTTTGAAATTGGCGTATTAAACATGTCAAATTGCATCTGTCACCTTTTAAATATCATCTTTGATATATTATGATGTAATATATATCATCTATGATATAAAACAATATCATTTTTGATATATTTAAAAATTAAATTTATAGTGAGTGGGTTTTAATATGATTGAGCAGAGCAGCGTGCCCGTAAAAAAAGAGCCAAACCGATATAGCGCCATTGTGTGCCAACAGCTAAAAGGCAAAATAAAAGGCAAAGACTTGTTTGCCAAAGTCTATGGCCGCGAAGGCACTCCCAGCGAAGTGCAAACATTTGTTAACCGGCTAAACCCAAATCGCTCGAATCCTGGTGCCGACATCATCGGCGAACTGGTCGAACGCTTGCCGCATTTACACGATGTCACACTGGCCGAGTTTTTTGGTTTGGATAAAAGTTCATAGAGGTAAAATTAGATGTGGTTTGTTATTACCATAAAAAGTCCAGTTAAGTTTTATAACCCTGACGGCAACCCTATTGACGTTGATGGTGTTGAATGGACAAATGAGATTGTTAATGAAAAAAACGATGTAGCTATACGCATAGCTTCAAATGAAGCATTTATAAAAGACCATCAACAAGCTATGGATATCTTATCAAAAACGCAAATAAAAGGTTTTAAAACGAAGATTGAAGCCAGAGATTTTGGTAAAACACTCCCAAACGGAAAGTGGAAATATCTTAAAATAATATCAAAGGGGTGA